AAATACTGGTGCGACTGGTATTACTGGTGCAACTGGTACAACTGGTATTACTGGTAGCACTGGGTCAACTGGAAATACTGGCGCAACTGGTAATACTGGTATTACTGGTGGCACTGGCCCAACTGGTGCATCAGGAAGTGTGGGCCCAACCGGTGCAACTGGCAGTACTGGCAGTACTGGTATTACTGGCAGTACTGGTAATACTGGACCAACTGGTGCAACTGGTAATACTGGCGCAACTGGTACAACTGGTATTACTGGCAGTACTGGTAATACTGGGCCAACTGGTGCAACTGGTACAACTGGCAATACTGGTAGTACTGGTCCAACTGGGCCTGCAATTATAGTAAAACAACAGGGAATTTGGATATCAGGAAGTACCTATAATGTAAATGATGGTGTTGTTCACAATAACCAGGTATATATTTGCATATCAGCAATTAGTTCTGATGTAAATATACCACCCTCAGACCCAAATCATTGGGCTCTTCTTAGTGGACAAACTGGGCCTCAGGGCATTGCAACAAATACTGGTGCAACTGGTATAACTGGAAATACTGGCTCAACTGGAAGCACTGGTAGCACTGGACCAACTGGATGTACTGGCTCAACTGGTCCAACTGGACCCCCAATTATTACAACATATATCCGTGGTGGGTGGTCTGCTACTTATACATATACTCCAAATAATACAGTTACATATAATGGTTTATATTATATATGTTTAGTGACATCAACAGATGACCCCCCAGATTCATCACCAACACATTGGGTTTCTCTTAATGGGCCAATTGGTGCTTCAGGAAGTACGGGGCCAACTGGTATTACTGGGCGCACGGGCCCAACTGGTGATTTGGGAAGTACTGGTCCAACTGGAATTACTGGTCCAACCGGAATCACTGGTCCAACCGGAATCACTGGCCCAACCGGAATTACTGGTTCAACCGGAATTACTGGCCCAACTGGAATAACTGGGCCAACCGGAATAACTGGTTCAACCGGAATTACTGGTTCAACCGGAATTACTGGTCCAACTGGAATAACTGGGCCAACCGGAATAACTGGTTCAACTGGAATTACTGGATGCGCAGGACCAACTGGTCCAACCGGAATTACTGGAAGTACAGGTTCAACTGGTTCTTCGGGAAGCACAGGGCCAACTGGAATTACTGGAAATACTGGCTCAACTGGCATTACTGGAAGCACTGGCTCAACTGGTATTACTGGAAGCACTGGCTCAACTGGTATTACTGGAAGCACTGGCTCAACTGGCATTACTGGAAGCACAGGTTCAACTGGTATTACTGGAAGCACTGGTCCAACTGGAATTACTGGTGCTTTGGGACCAACTGGTGCTTCGGGAAGCGTGGGACCAACTGGTCCGCCTCTAATAGTAAATACTAGTGGTACTGGTTCAGTTGTTTTAACAAATAATAATAGTTTATTTTATAATAATTTATTAAATATTAATAATTCTACTAGTGCTTTGGGGATCACTGGTCCAGTTATTAATGTAGGAACTGATATTATTCCAAATGTAGATAATATATATTCATTAGGAGCAACTGGTGCAAAATGGAAAGAATTATATTTGGGCCCTGGAACAATAAATATTCAGGGACCAAGTGGTAGTTCAGTAGTTGGAACCATTGGGTCTAATTTAAATGGCATTATATATACAAAATCTGGATTTGCAACGCCATATATTAATATTGGACCAAATATTGATGCAAATGCCCCATATGGAACAATTGGTGGATGGCATCTATATGGGACCGGCCCAACTGGCCAGCCTTTTACAGACTTATATGCTCAATTAATAAATTTAAGTGGGTCTGGATTTACTGGGCCAAATTATTCATTGATATCAAAAGATAGTGGAATAACTGGTGCTTCAGGAAGCGCAGGTCCAACTGGACCAACTGGCCCAAAATCAATAAATTATGCAAATGTAGTGTATACAGGATTTAGTGGTCCAAATCTACAAAATGGAGCAACTGCAGCATATTATTTAAATGGTCCGTACTTGGGTGTTAATTTACCAAATACAAATGGACCGACCGGCTCTATTATGATTAATTCATCCATTCAATATATGTCCCCTAATGGAATAAATAATATGTCTGCATCTATTATTAGAGGAATTACTGCAATTGGTATGAGTGGTACAAATTTTGATTCAAATAATTATACAAATATTGCGTGCACTATAAATGGTATATCAAATACAGATGTATTGTTTCCAGCCGATTCTTCGCCATATACTGGAATAGGGACATCATTATGGCTAGTTTCATCTAAAACATCAGTAATTGGGGTCAATACAGCATATGGACCAAATGGACAAACAATACAAATTCAAGCTATTGATACAATAGCAACCAATACTCAATATTATTATGGAATTAGAGTATGCCATGATAATCCAGGTGGTGCCACACAAAGCGTGTATTATTATCCAATTAAAATGACATCAATACAATTAATTTAAATAAATAAATAATAGTAAAATACAATTAATATTTTTTTTGAAAAAATAGATTTAAATAATATAGTAGTAAAATACTATAATAGTAAAATATTAAAATAATGAATATTATTGTTTCTGCATTTATTTCAAATGGAAATACTCATAGAAGTATTGAGACATATATAGAATATGGAAAAAAATTAATAAATATACCCATTAATAAAATTATATTTATTGAAAAAAAAATATATGATGAATATTTATTAAACCCAGCATTTATAACTGATGAAATATTATTAAATACAACATTTATATTTATTAATCGGGAAGATATGTATTTATACGAATATTATGACCAAATTACTAATTTTAATCCAATAACAACTAATTCAGAAAAAGATACTATTGATTATATGTTTATTCAGTGTTATAAAACCGAATTTATGAAAAAAGCAATTGAGTATAAATCTACTAAATCAGAATTTATAGATTATCAATTTATTTGGTTAGATTTTGGGATTTATCATATAATTAATAATGATGATTTATTTATACAAATAATAAATGTATTGGAGAGTAATAATATATATAATTGTATCAGAATAGCAGGTGGATATTATATTGAATCGGATATATATAGACAAGTATGTTGGTTTTTTTTAGGTGGTATATTTGGGGGAAGTGCTAATAAATTATTAGAATTTGCAGATTTAATGAAAAAAAAATGTATTGATACTATTCAAAATAAAAAAACAATAACATGGGAAGTAAATTTATGGTATTTAATATATTTAGAAAACCCAGATTTATTTTCCAGATATATTGCTAATCATGATAAAAATATGATTATTGATTATGTAAGAGAATTATAATTAACAAATTTTTTCTAAAATAGTTAATCCATTATTATTTGTATATTTTTTTTTCAATATCCAATTTGAATTTTCTAATAAAAATTCATCAATTGCCCTCCCCAATCCTTGTAATATTTCATTAATTGGAAAACCAGAATCAATAGATTGTTGTTCTGCATTCATTCCACATCTAATTGTTTCGCCTTCAAATTCATCAACAGTTGTATCATGCATAACTATATATTTATTAGAAATTTTACTAAATTTAGCAAGTTCTCTTTTAAGTTGGCCATATATATGCCAAGTATCTATAAAAACCAAATCAAATGTATTATCATTAAAATCTAAATCTAAGCAATTAATCCATTGATATTTAATATCAATTGGTAATTTTTTTGTATATTCCAATAATTCATTAATATTGCACTCTTGTAAATCATTTAAAAATAAAAATTTGCGAGTATCATTATTATCTAATAACCCATTTACAAATGCCCAGCTAGATACAACACCACGCACACCTAATTCAAGCACTGAATTGCATTCCGTTGCTAATTGATATAATGTGGGCAAATGTTCATTTATATCACTTGGAAGCTCACATAATAATTTATATTTATTAGATTCTAATATTTTTTGATAATTTTCAAAATCTTCTGTGCTCATATTATGGCAAGAAATAATACTATTAATAATTATTTTATTAGTACAGCAAGATAAATAATTATAATATATACCTATATAATTACACCCATAAAAATTATTATTTTTAATAATTTTAATATCTGATTGTTGCATTAAAAAGTATGCAATTGACACATCGCATGCATATAATAAATTAGTTATATTATTATTTTCACAAATAATTTTCCAGCTATTTTGTAAATTCTCAAAATTTGGATATAGCTCTTCTAATATGGGATTTGTTAATATAAACCCAGCACCACCGGAATGAAAGTATATATCATTATTACCAATTTTTCTTAAAGCACCATGTCCTCCAATATATAACTTTTCATTACTATTAAGAGTATCTAAATATATTAATAAATTATTTATATTAATAAAAGTATCAGTTCCACAAGTAAATATAAATTCCGAATTATAATTTTCATATATATATTTTAATCCAAAATATTGTTTCCAAGAAGCAGATTCATAATCATTATTTACCTTTGGCAGATAAATATATTCTTCACCAATTAAATCAGTTTTTTCTTCACCAAAGAAAAATAATAATTTAACTCCCATATTTTTAGCAGTAGAGCCCCAAGTTTCATTTATTTTTAATATTTCATTTTTATATTTTTCAATTGTTGGACACGCAAATATATTTATTATTAATTTATATGTTTTTTTTAATGTATTTGAAAATTGTTGTTCATAAAATTGTTTTTTTTTATTAAATTCTTCTCCCATTTTAGTATTTGTTTTGCAAATATTATATATATGGTCAATAATTTTTGATGGTGAAATAATATTATTTGTTTCAGAGTATATATTGCGCGCAGAAATATAATATGCATATAACACATTCATATATAATTCTTCATAATATTCATCAGCTAAATTATTTTCTATACTGTATAATACTTTTATACAACAATCATAGCATTCTTTATAATACTCAAATTTTAAATAATTATTAATAATTAAATAATAAATATAATGTAAATTTGTTGTTGGATGAATAAAATTATTAATTATTTGGCCATAGTCTCCATAACTTTTCTCAAAATCATCATAAAATTCATCTAAAACTTCTAAATAATACATTTCTTCTCCATGTCCATATCCTAATATTGTTGTATCAATAAAAATTTCATTTAATCGATTTAAAATTTTTATGCCAATTTCTTTTTCTGTTATAAATAAACCACCACATACAACATATCTATATTTTCTATAATAATCTCTCTTATTATTTTTATATTTTTTATCATTTACATTTAAAATTTGTATATGAAATTTATAATCATTTATATTTAAAAAATCTAAAAACATTTGAGGATTGTAATTTTTGCAAATTGCTGAAAAATTTGCACCCAAATTTGTTCCATCAATCCAACCAAAATGACTAGTATTAAATGGATTTGATTCTATTGTTTGTAATACAAAATTAAATTTATTTGAACATAATAAGTGAGATTCTGAGCAGGTTCTTTCATCTCTTGTTGGCCAGTATTCTTTTCTATTTTTTTTTACTAAATTAATATATTTATAACATTCAAGCTGTTCAAATTCTAAAACAATATATTTAGTAATTGAATCAAATTCTTTTCTAATTTCTTTTATTAAATCAATGCAATATGGGTCAGTATATATAACTAAATAGCACTCTGTTTTTAATAATGATGTCATATTATTAATTGCCGTTGATAATGGCCTACCTCTATTATTATATTTTGTCAAATCAAAGCAAGCAGTTGATAATGTACAAGTTGTATTCATTTTTATAAATATAATTATTGTATTATATGTATAAAATATAATTATTATATTATATGTATAAATATAATTATAAATAAATGCAATTGCTATAATGTCACAAAATATTGACCATATTTTTTATATAAATTTAAAATAATAATTATGAATTCTATTTCTTTTTATTGTATTAATTTTTTAGATGAAGAGAGAAAACAACGTATGCTTAATAGATTTACAAATTTTGGGCTTGAATTGCAATTTGTACCACCAGTATATATCACAGATGAAAGAGTAAATATTGAAAATGCAGATAAAAGAACTTGGTCTATTATGTTTCAACATTTAGATTCTATTCAACATTTTTATACAAATACAGATAATGAATATTTAGTTGTATGTGAAGATGATATATTATTATCTAAAAATTTTTTAAATGGTGTTAATAATGCAATAAATCATTTAATTGAATTAAATTTAGATATTATTTTATTAGGATATTTATTAAATATTAAAGGAAAAATAAATGACCAAGAACAAATTGTATTAAATCATGAAGAATATCTATTAATAAAACAAGATAAATATTATGGGTATTATAATATGCCATACCATCTTTGGGGTAGTCAAATGTATTTAATAACTAGAACTCATGCAAAATTTTTATTAGATAAATACACAAAACAATATGCAATTGATGGGCTTAATTTAGGTCGGCCATTTAATCCCGATTGGACACTTACAAAAGATGGAAATCATGCATTAATATATCCAATGCTGGCTTTAGAAGAAGGAGGGACAAAAACTGACCATATAGGACAAAATGAATTTCATCAATTATGTTTTGAATTAAATTATGACTCAAATACATTTATATAATTGCAAAAAAATATAAATAATTAAGCATTTTTAAATGAGTAAGCATTTTTAAATAATTAAGCATTTTTAAATGAGTAAGCATTTTTAAATAATTAAGCATTTTTAAATAATTAAGCATTTTTAAATATTAATCATTTTTAAATGAGTAAGCGGTATTGTAATAAATCCAGGATTTGAATCATTTTCTGAAAAAATAAAACATGCAATACCATTATTAATATTAAATCCAAGGCAATATTCTATTTTATTTTGCCTAAAACAAAATGGTGCACTATATTCAATTGGTCTTATATTTTTATTAAATACAACAACAGAATGATAATATACTCTTGGCTGACTATATTTTACAAAATGAGCAACAGCCCAAAATTTATTATTGTATTCAACAATGGAAGAAGACCCTCTAAATTTGCTAAATATAGTAGGCGTTATATTATATGATGTATGAATATGCAATTCATTATTTGATATATTTGCAATTTCTAAAGGATGCCATCCATATATAAAATTAATATTATTTTTAACTCCTATATTTGCTAATTTTGCAGATTCTGGAATAAAAATCCAATTTTTTTCACATTCTGAATTATTTGGAGATTTAATAGGAATAATATTATATATTTTTTTTTCTTTATAATTATAGTTTCCTATAACAATATCAATATTTTCATTATTTGTGCTATTTTTTGATGATGCTGTCATATATGTCTCATTTTGAAAATTAAATATTCTCACATCTTCTAATCCTTCAATATTTTTATCAAAAAATACACAATCTTCAAATAACAATTTTGGCTCTCCTATTGGTAAATAATATTTATCTAAATAAACAACTGCATTTTTAGTCACAACTTTATTATTTGAATGCCTCATATGATAATATCCATTTTCATCAATAGAATAATTTACTAATCGAATATTTAATATATATTGTTGTTCGGATAATGAGTCTATATTTTTAATTAATGAACAAGATGATGGTGTATATTCTGCAAATGAATTAAAATTATATTTAGTATATACACCATTATAAGTTGAACTATCTAATGTTTCTATATAATAATGTAAATTATCCCATACATTATCTATACTATAAGGAATATTTTTATTAATATATGTAATTAATTCACATAGTGATTGTTGTCTTGTTTTGCATAAATAACACGATAAAATAGTATTTTCATAATCAAAAAGTCCATTATACACATCATTTTCTATAAATAATAATTCATTATGTGGAAATGGAATATTTTTACCTTTTAAATAATAATGATATGCCTTATAATGTTGAGATATAATTCTATAGTGATTGGTTAAAAAGTATAAAGGCTCGGCTCTATTTTTATTATATTCATATGCTTTATTCATCCAATATTCCATTTCATTTTCTTTATTAAGTGCTAAGTAGCACTTTGCAATTTGATAATGTGAATACCAAATTTCTTCAAACCAACCACCAAGTTCAATTCTTTTTGTATATTTTTCAATTGCGGGCTCAAGCTGCCCAATATCTTTTAATGTTTGAGCTAAATAAAAATGAGACCGGTCTACATTTTTATTTTCATTAATATCTTGATTAAGAAGTCTAATATCTCTTTCTGATTTATCGGATTTACATCCACCATCATTACAATCATCAATATAAATAATTTCTTGTGATATTTGGCCAGTCGAGTCGCCACTCCAATATTCATGAGTTGCGCCAATACATGTCCAATCATAAGAAAATTTAAGAAATCGCATATTATAATATATAATATTGCCATTTTTTTGAATAATTTTATATCCATTTTCGGTCAACTTAAAATTTTTAAATTCTTCAGATGCTTTTAATACCATATCTGCATCAATAACCATTGCATATGTTTGGTCAAGGTCCCAATTTAAATGATTGCAAAAATCTTTTGCGCGAGAAAAAGAAATAGAGCGATTATATCCAAAATTTTTAAATTCTTCTACTGTGATATTAAATGGTTTTCTATACTTTGTTAATATGCGAGTACATATTTCAACTGTATTATCAGTCGAACCAGTATCTAAAATACTAATTGCATCTACCATATATATAGAATTTTCTATACATCGCTCAATAATTTTAGATTCATTTTTAATCATTAATGTTAATATAATTTTATTATATGTATGCGCGGCTGGTATTGGTTCAACTATTTTTAAACTTTCTTCAATATTTGATATTATATTATCAACATCACTTAAAATATTATCAGGGAGAAATAATTTATTTTCATCTAATTCCACTTTTTCATCTAATTCCGCCTTTTCATCTAATTCCACTTTTTCATCTAATTTCGCTTTTTCATCTAATTCCACTTTTTTATATATTATTTTTTGTCGATATATATGAAGTAAATCTTTATGAATTATATTAAATTTTGATTCTAATAATAAAAAATATTTATTTGCAGAGTTATAAAAATTTGAAATAGTTGTTCCAATTTTTTCAAAATATAGATCAAGTTCAATACTATTTGAATCAATATGATCAATAAAATACTGAAAATTATATACTAAATTATTTGCCCACCATTCGCCAGCATCTATTGATTTTAACATAAAAATAATATTATACATTTTAATACCAATTATATTTTTTTTAACTCGGTCGCTTACAATAATCATATAATATGGTAAAAAATATTTATATTCTAATTGAACTGCAAATAAATGATGACCAATAAGATCAATTTCAGTTAAAAATACATATTCATAATATTTTTCAATAAATGAATAAAATGAATAGGCGATTTTATCCATATTTTTAATACAATAAAATTTAATTAATCTATAAATGCCATCAATTCTAGTGGCCTCTAATGTATGTGATTGTATTAAATACTGAATACCACAATCTTCTTGATTTTTTCTTGTATATGCATCATATATTCTTATACATGCTATATATTTTTCTTGAGACCAACCATTCATACTTAATAATTTTTGATATGTGTCAATTGCCTCATCATTTTTATGTAAATCAAAATAGCTATTTCCCAAATAAAAATAATATCTTGTATTATTTGGCTCATCAATAATTCCTTGTGTTAATAGTTCTATATCTCTCTCAAATTTATTAGTTTTTGACCCACCATCACCAATATCTAATATAAATAATACATCTTTTGTAATATTTATTGATTTTGCATTATTATTTACAGAATTACCAATATATTCATGTGTGACACCAAAATATTTATAGGTTCCATTATTTTTAACAATTCTAGTATTTAAATAATTAAAATTATCATCTCCTTGTAATATTTTATACTCGTCAAAATTTAATGATAGTATTTGATTTTTATCAAATTGGTCAATGCGCAAGACCATATCTGCATCTAATAATAGGGCATAATCTGACATACCAGCACTTGCACTAAGTGCAATATTTCTATTGTGAGAAAAATTTTTAAATAATTCAGTTATAATTTTGCCAGAAATATTTTTATTATTAAAATATTCTTGTATAATAGAAATTGTATTATCATTTGAACCTGTATCGCAAATACAATAACAATCTATAATAGGTAATACACTATCAAAAAGCCTTGTTATAATCTTTGACTTATTTTTAAAAATAAAAAAAAAAAAAATAGATGGCATTTTTTATAGGAAAAATTAAAAAAAAATAAGTTATTTAAATATACTAATTT